TGCCTTCAGCAATGGACAGGTCCCCTTCCTCGACAGCGTTTGAAATCTCCTGTAATTTGGCATTCAGGTCTTCGGCCTGTTCCTGGTCTTCCGGCTCTGCGTTGCTGTTCTGTATCTGCATCTGCTGGAGCTGGTTCAAGAGGATAGATTTTTCCTGCTCATACTGGCCGAGCCGGTTGCCCTGTTCACCAAGTTTTCCTTCAAGTTCTGAATAGGCTTTCTCCAGATCCTCCGTGGATTTGTACTTCCCGGCGTATATTCTATCTTCCTTGGTATCAGCCTCTTGACTTTTTTCGGGTGCTTTCTCTTCTCCCTGGTCAGGTGTGTTGGTCTTGGTCTCTTCCGGTTCCGGCTTGTGGTTCTCCGGTGTGTCGTCGCCGATAATAACGCCGTCTGGCTTACTCATACTTCACTCTCCTGTGGGGCCGTTTCCGGGTATCCCTGGTTCATGCCTTTTTCCGGGCGGGTCAATTCGTAGGAACTATCCCGGTGTCCTTCAAAAAGCGGTTATATTCTGACCTTGTTTCAATGGGCTTTTCCATTGGATCGTCAGTGTCCTGTAATTGACGACGGATACTTTCATCCAGCCAAACAGGGTGATCGTCCTGGATGCCACCATGACCCATGGTTATGATTCGTTTCGTGAACCCGCCGCATTCTTCGCAGGCGGGTTGAGATTCAATTTCTGATAAGCGAAGGTGCATATCGAAAATGTTTCCGCATTTTTCGCATTCGTATGTGTACAAAGGCATTACATTGCCCCCTGCATCGCCCGTGGCATCCCCGGCTTAGGTTGTTGTGCAGCTTCCCCGCCCGTTGCGTCCGGTCCGGTCTGTGGCTGCATTAGATATTGTTTGAGTTGCATGGCTTGTTCTTCCGGTAGTCCTGCCTCAATCATTGTTTGAAGGGCAGCATCTAACTGCGTTTCGCCCATGCGCTCTATGATTTGTTTTCTGTCTTTGATCCCGAGGATGGATAAAACCGCTGTCCGGTCTATAGCCCCGAGTTTGTAGAGACCTACGGCCTGTTCCTGATCCTGTGCAGATGTCCTGGCAATGGTAGAATCAGACTCCACGACGTAGTTAAACCGCCGCCCGGCCAGGGCCACGCCCTGGAACTGGTGAACGTCGTCACCGACTTTGATTTGCTCAAGCTTCACGCTGAAGTTCTGGAGGAAACTCATCGCCCACCGGCCGCGCTGTCTGCATAAAAACTCTGTGGCCCTAATCTTGTGCCTGATCAACACGGCGTTACGCTCTTGCAAGGACACAATGGCACTAGCTGCTGTCACACTGGCAGGTGCCCTGCCCCGATCGGCATCTTCGATCTGGTATATCCGGTCATGCAGGTTCATCAACAGATCCAGCACATCAAAAAAGTTGCTGGGTAAGTTTGGCGTAGGCAGGTATTCAATCCGGGCATTCGGGCGGGTAGGCATCAGGACAAGGCCCGGTTTGTTGTTGATCATAGATTTGGTGATGCCGCAGCCCTTCTCAACAATCAGCGTCGGGTATAAGGCTCGATTGCAGTAAGTCACCATCCTGGACACAATTTCATTGATTTTTTTATTCAGGTCGCCGGTCTGCTCTGCTGCGGAAAAACCCCAATTGGATGTGGTATCCTCGTAGGAATTGGCCTTATAGAATGGTTTGCGGCCCCAAGCGAAGGTATATTGAATCGCCTCCTGGTCCAGTTCCAAATTGATATTCGGGTTGGGCATATCGTTCAGAAACTTGTCCCGGTTGCAGATGGAAATAACCCGGATGCCGTCAGGATAAATTCGTTCTTCTGTTTCTACCTGGTTCCCGAGTTCGTCCAGGGCAGTGACCTTGTGCGTAGAGTAATCCTTAATCCAGCATTCAATGACCAAAGCTTCCGCGTTCTTGTCCGTGCAACCAAGATCCGTGTCTTTGGTCTGGTCATGGACAACACCAACGCCTGAATCAGCAATAACCACGTTTGGCCTGACCTGTTCCCGGTCTTCCCTGCCTAAAATCGTTTTCACGTCGTCCGGCACAATGTCATCCACACCGAAGGTTTCTTCAATCTTGTGAACCGGCACAGCAAATGCGTGTATCTCGTAGGGGATATCCTGGTGATTTTCGTAGTATCCCGGCGCAGGAAAGTAGGAATACGGGTCAAGGATAACCGGCTTGAACTCTTTTTTGTCCGGGTCCCATACCGCTTTTTCAGTAGTGATGCCGTATGTCTCGTTATTCAGCACGGACCGGCACAAACTGGCCTGCTGTTCAGTTTCGTTCCACCATTTTTTCATTTTCATGGAAAAGACTTCATCTGCCTGGTCTTCCATGCCGTCCAGGTCCACGACTTCGGCCACAGGGTTCTTTGCCGTGATATTGGCCACAGTCCGCTGAACATTGGCAAAGAACAGATTAACCGTTACCTTGTCCTTATCCAGTCGAGCCTTGTTGCCCCAATGATTGCCCCGGAACAGCCGATAAGAAGACTTCCACCTCTCCATCAAACCAAGGCGCTCTTTTTCGGCGAACGAATCCTCGAACAGATTCCACACCCATTTTGCTAACTGCGGGTGATCCGCAGGAGGTGGGCTTGACAGGCTGTACTCTGATATGTCTTTGTGTTTTGCCATCGTTCTCCAAATAAAAAACGCCCCCAAGGAAAGATCATTTCGATCTATCCAAGGAGGCGTTAAGCGTGCTTGGCGTTGCCCTTACCCGTGCCTTTCAGGAGGGGATAGGGTTATGTTTTTATTTTGCTATACTTCTCCGGTTCGCAAAAGCCGTTCCAGCCCACCGACTGCGTGTTTCAAGCTTCTGAGCAATACGGTTGCTATCTGTCTGGCTGTGATTTCGTGTTCTTTAATCATTATCAATCCTTAATTTTCCACTCGGAGCCAAAGCCGTCCCGCAATCCGGGCAGACCAAAATTCCGTATCCGCTGTCAGGGTCCGGGTAAATGCCCTCCCATCCCCAATCTCGGTACTTCTGCTTTAGGCTGATCATGGCAGAGTTAGCCGCCTTGTCAGGGTCATATGCGTCTGTGGTTTCGTAGTGCATGCCACCGCAACCGGGGCAGATTACATCTTTGGGCTTGGCCGTGTCCTTCACCCCTACCCATCCGCCATCCTGCTCAACAGCCTGGTAGCCTTCCGGTATGTTCTTTTCGGCATAGGCCCTGGTAGAAAACGGCTTGTTCCTTGATGATAGGATTATATCAGGCATTTGAACTACCTTTCTTCGCAATGATATCAGCAAACTGATTCACGAAAGCCTCATTCGCAGCAGCCGTAGACTTAGGCAGCGTAGTCCCTACGACATCCGAGTCCTGATCAAAGCCGTCATCCACGTTGAAAGAATCGCCCTTGCCCGGACCGCCCCACAAAGGCTCGTAAGAGTCCCGGCGGGTCCGGTAGACTAACCAGCCGCCCATGGCAACGCCTGATAACGTTGTGAGCCAACCTGCAAGGAATAAAATAACTGAAAACCAGTTCATTATTTTGCGCCCTCTGTAGCACTGCCCATTGTGTCTTTCTGATAATGACAATCCGTGAATTTGAGATACAGTTCCCCGGAATATTCGTCAGCACTGGCAGCTATGCGCTTCAAACGGCACGAATAAACGCTTGATACTGTTGTGTTCACAGCCGGGATATCTGCCAGCTCAGCCAAAACGTGTGAGCCTGTCAGATCCGAAGTGATTGAAATTTCTTTTGTAAACGGGGAACCTGTAGGTGCCGCCCATGTCCCGCTAATTCCAGCCGCGATGACATCCAGTTGCAACTTGATCTTTTTTCCTGTGGCATCTGTTGGCGTCATGTAATGAATATGATTATCCAAAACAGTCAAAAGCGCCATGCTGTGGCTTGTCTGGACATCGAAAAACATGTAACTACCCACCGCAAAGCCTAATACCGGAAACTCAACGCCGTCAGTGATGCCATGATTGTAGTATCTCCACGTCGGGGCGTTTGAGGCCGGAAGTTTGACGTTTGCAATTGACACTTGCAAATCTTCATACACCGGAGTTGTCAAAATCGGGGCTTCTCCGGCCTTTGTATCTACATACGCCTTTACGCTTTGCTGGGTAGGAACGGCAATATTAGAGTCAGATTCTAGTCCATCTTCATCGAGCAGGTCGTAATATGGACGCCCCGACATTGTTGTGGGAATCTTAGCAGCCATTATGCAAGCACCGCAGCCCCGTCAGCTTTCGTGTGGCCCTTGGCGTACCAGGCCGTGCCGTCGGTTACAATCTCCACCTCATCGCCGGGCAGAGCAGTAGTGCCAAAAGTGATTGTCGTATGCCCTGCGTTGTAAGGCCCGTCGTCGCCGGTGTCTGTTTCCAGCTCACTGATTCCGTTGGTGATAATTTTGTTGGTGTCGGCTGTGGTTTTTTCTGTGATTATATAAGTGTTGCTGGTGCAGGCGGTCTTGATAATTACCTTGCACCGCCACCCAGCACCGGCAGATGCAATGGAGGGAAGCGTCAGGGTAAGACCGGTTAAGCTGTTAAGAAAGAAAGTTTTTCCGCAGTCCTGGTCAGCAAGAAGGGATTTGGCCGCTGTGACCACTTCCACTTTCTCCCGGCCCAGGTCAATGAATGTTTCCGGACTCATCGTCGTTACTAATTTCGTCATGTAATTTTCCTCAATCTAAATTAAAAGCTGTATCGGTCCCGTCTGGATCTTCCAGCCATGGAGCCATAACTTGTAAGCTGTGTACCATTCCGCCTAATAGCCCAACCGCCGGGAAGTCTTCAACCCGTCCCTTCTCCGCATCCTGCCGTTGAAAGCCTTGCAGGTGTCCGGTAAGGATCATGTCCCCGGCCAGGTCCAGGCGCTTGCTCTTGAGCGTGTCGAATATTTGCCGGACGTACAAGGGGAAGGCGTGGCGTTCTCTCAAGTCCACCATATCTTTGAGGTATAGGCCCCTGCCTGTGCCGTGAACATCTTCCAGCGATGTGCTGACTTTGACCACCAGCGTCTGAAATTTTTCTTGATCCCCGAACCAGTTCGGCAGTATCCGTGAATCCAGGCCAAATCCGTACTTAACCCGCAAGACAACAACCTTTTGAATTAGTTCAAAAACGTTCGCATCCTCGTAAGTCTCCAACACCCGAAAACGAATTGGCTCGTTTTGCAGGCCGATGATGATAACAATCCCGGGCTTATCGGCTGTGGGATACGCAATCCCGCCAACAATGCCGCAGTAATATTTGTTTGATTCGATGTGGTGGAACACAGGAGGCGATAAAACCAAAGGCTCGCCCGTAACTGTGGCCCAATCCCGCCGCGCCCCAGCAGTTCCGGGGATGTGTGCAGGAGTTTGTATTTCAATCGCGCAGGTCATACAAGGCCCTCGAAAAACCCTGAATGCCGGTAAAAAGCCAGGCACAAAGCGTCTGCCAGGTTTGGAGACGGAATACCACGAATCCTCATTTTCTTTTTAGATTCAATTAAAATTTTGCCGGAATCATTAATCTCTTTTAATGGCTGCGATATTTCGGATATCAAATCAGTATTGTTTGGGATACTTATCAACTCATCAACATGGTGTTGCTTAATTTTGTTGACAACCTCATAAGTTTTCTCAAACCGTCTACGCAGGTTCCACCACATCTTTGCACGGATATTGGCGAACATATCTTTATTCAGCTTCTCGGTGTTTTCATACAAACCGGGCAGGTCGCTACTGCCAGAGTTAACGCCATGGACCGTGAAAACAGCGCCGTTTTTTTCTACCAGAGAGTTTAATTCCCCTTTTACCCCGGCGCCAACTCCGATAGAATCAAAATTAAGCTGGTCAAGGCCGTCCTCAAGAGCGTACCCCCACGCCTTTCTTGCCGTTTGGGTAGTATCCCCTTCTTTCCATGTTTCAATGTGCTGCACTGCAATTCCGTAAATCTGGATATAAGCGTTTGCGTCTGCGCCTTCGTCTGCTACATCAAGCCCGGCCACCTTCTCGCCGCTGGGTTCTACCTGGAAATCAATAGCTGCTTTAACCCATTTTGCCGGAATGCAAATCCCCTCGACAGATGCATTGTAATCCCGGTCAACTTCCTGTGCCAAAATCCATGGCTCAAACATGTCTTTTTGTTTTTGGTACCACGCCTCATCTTTTCTCGGGTCATCCCGCCAATCAAAGACAAATACGGGGATTTTGCCGCCAAATCGTTTTTTATAGAATGGATTGCCGTTGCCGTTGGGTGTGCTGACATCTATTTTAACATCAGAGTTCTGAGACAATGCGGCCTCAATACGTTCAGGGCGTTCGTAGAATGCAGATTCATCCTTGAAATAGATAGTGTTACGCCCACCACGCCCGATATTATCCCCGGCCTCACCAGTAATCCGTGCGCCATTGTCTAAATTCTGAAATTTCATAAAGGCCAATTCGTACTTTTCTGGCCTAAACTCCTTTGGCAGACTTTCAATGATCATTCTGCCCTTTTCGAGAATCGAGTCAGGATCACCAATCCGATCAACAAGGGCCTCTTTTCTGGACCCGAACCCGATCTTGACGCCATCGGCAAACAGAAAAGCCCAGATAGAGAACGCCATATTCAGCCAGGACGCCCCGACATCACGCGACTTTTCAACCAAGCCATCTGATTTTTCTTCCATCAGCTTTTTCAGCCAAAGGATGTACTCTTTTTGCCTCTGGAATAACATAAACGGCATATATGACAGCTTTTTACGCGGGTCATATGTCACCATCCAGTCTTCAATAAACTGAACCGGATTATCTTTATAAATTTCCTTATGGATAGCTAATATGCGGCCTGACGTATCATGCCGAATGTTCAACAACCGAGTGAAGCGCTCACGGAAAACAGCGTTATAATCAGGGTTTAAAAAATCAAATTTATTTTCAAGCTTTAATAGCATCTTGATAAACTCTCAGCATTTCGTCAGGAGATAGATTTTTAATACTTTTTGTGGGTGATGTATCCGGCCTGGGATTAAAGGCATCGTCGATATTAAACGTTTGACGCTCAAGGGCTATACGCTGCGCACGAACATGAGCAATGTTTTTCAGGCATATGGTTTTGTCTTTCAGGGATGTATCATCCGTTAACCCGTCCAGTTCTAATAGCAAATTAGCTTCTGTAGCAGATAGCGCCGCGATTTCATCCCTATGCCGCAGGACAACATTAGCACCGGTTTCAGAGGCAGCATTAACAATGCCATCATCGTCCAAGTTCGAATCTCGTACTTCTGCTCGTACCAACTTCTCTTTAATCTGCTCAGACACACGCCCAGCAAGGTTTTTCTCCCATACCTTTAATTTTGCCTGCTTACGAATAGCACCTTCGGAAACGGTGCCTTTCCACTCATCAGAGTTTTTGTGGCAAGCCTTATACTGTTGCACAATTTCACAATTGGATAAGCCTCCCATGCGATATAGAGGCTCGATAAAATCCCAATTTATGCGTTTGCGCTTAGCCATATCTCTCCAAAGAAAAAAATAAACATTATTATCAATGGTTTCGGTCATTTCGTCAAACCAGATAAACTATCAAACGCTTGTCAAACAGTTACGAAATAGCGACGAAACAGATATAAAACGCACACAAATTTATTTTTTTGAAAAAACTTTTGCCTTTTAAAAAACAGCCCTGGTCAACCGGCCAGGGCTTATATTATTTTTCGGGCAGGTCCATCAACCATCTATCCAGCTCAGCAGGAGAAACTTTATACTGCCCACCTATTTTCTTGACGGGCAATTTCTTTTTCTTGTGCCATGCCCGAGTCGTTGTGACACACCACCCGCAATGTTTCGCTATTTCTTTCCATCCGCTAAGCCAGCCTGTCTTTTTCACCTGTTATCACCGTCGCCCTGAATCACGCCGCGCTTTTGCCTGGACGAT